TAACTACATTCGTATTGAAATGGCAGGTACCGGAAATGTTATTCCACAAACTGCGCTTCCATACGGATTTGCGGCATTAAATTCCATTATCAGCTACGCCACAGCAGGAACCACTAGTGGTTCGTATGTAACAAGTCGTTGGTTAAGTGGAAGTACCGCTGGATGGAATGTAAACGCAGTAGATAAAAGATATTATTATGGATTCAATTTCTCGGATACCACAAGTCTTTCCTACCTTGCGCCACTAAATGGAACTACAACGGTTGGAACCGAGTTTAATATTTCAAGTAGTGTTGGTGCTCTTGAAGTAAGTGGTGCTCCAATTGATTTGAATAATAAAGCACACGTTACCTATCGTAAGTTCACGGTACCAGTACAAGGTGGGTTTGATGGTGATAACCCAGCACGTACATTTGCATTAGGGAGCGATATTACCAATACAAATACCCAAGGATTTAACTTATCAACCGCATCTACTAGTGGTTCTGCTGCATATGCACGAGCATTAACAGCACTCAGTAATCCTGACAATATAGATTTGAATTTGTTGATAGTTCCTGGTGTTATTTACTCCCAACACAGTTATGTTGCACAATCTGCAATTAATCTCTGTGAACAACGTGGAGATTGCTTCTATATTATTGACCTTGATACCCTTGGAGCATCAATTGCCAGTGTAACGCAACAAGCAAGTGCAATAGATACCAATTATGCCGCAGCATACTATCCATGGGTTAAGGTAGTGGACACCAATACCAATAAGATAATTTATGCACCACCGTCCGTGGTACTTCCTGAAGTATTCGCATACAGTGATAAGGTTGGAGCAGAATGGTTCGCTCCTGCTGGATTAAATCGTGGGGGTATTCCAGGAGCAGTTGGTGTGAAGACCCGACTCAATCAAGCAAATCGTGATAGTCTCTATGAAGGTAAGGTTAATCCAATCGCACAATTCCCACAACAAGGAATTTGTGTATGGGGACAAAAAACGTTACAAACTCGCTCTTCTGCACTTGACCGTGTAAATGTTCGTCGTATGTTAATCACCGTCAAGAAGTATATTGCAAGTTCGTCACGCTACCTTGTATTTGAACAAAATGTGGATACGACCCGGAATGCATTCTTAAACTTGGTCAACCCATACCTCGCAGGTATTCAACAACGGTCTGGATTAACTGCATTCCGAGTTATAATGGATGAAAGCAATAACACTCCAGACATTATCGACCGTAACATTTTAGTTGGTTCAATTTATCTCCAACCAACCCGAACTGCGGAATTCATCAAGTTGGATTTCAATATTCTCCCAACGGGTGCAACATTCCCAACGATATAACTACAGTATCCCCACTTCCGTAACTGGAGTGGGGAATCTGTGGATTTTTTAAATATGTACTATTTATTCTAGAGTACCAATTATTATTTGGAGAGCCATATGGCAAACTTAGTATTAGAACAAGAACTCTTTTTTACCGCATTTGAACCAAAAACCGTTAATCGGTATGTAATGTATATTGAAGGGGTTCCTGCGTATCTTATCAAGAAGGCAGAACGTCCAAAGTTACAACAAGAAAAGAAGAAGCTTGACCATATCAATTTACAACGATATGTCAAGGGTAAATCAATTTGGGGTGAATTAAAGCTTGAATTATATGATCCCATTGTTCCCTCCGGTGCACAAGCGGTGATGGAGTGGGTACGTCTTCATCACGAATCTGTTACGGGTCGTGACGGATACGCAGAATTCTACAAAAAAGATATTATTCTTAATGTTCTTGGTCCTGTTGGCGATAAGGTAGAAGAATGGATTTTGAAGGGATGCCAAATTACTAATGTGGATTTTGGTGAAATGACCTGGGACAGAGATGATCCGGCTTCCATCTCCCTAACGATTCAACCTGATTTTTGTATACTCAATTTTTAGTTTTTTTATAGTTTCAATAAACCCCACAGATGTAGTGTGGGGTTTTTTGTTACATAGTAAGAATTTGTGATACTTATATAAGTGGCATTTTACCGAGACAAATATGGCCGAAATCACAGAATTCAATATAGGACAGGGTGAAACATTTAGAATATTGACTACTATTACCGATAACAGTAGTAGTGCTACGTTTGATATTACCAATTATAATTTTGCAGGCCAAGTTCGGGAAAATTATAGTACCGACGAAGTTGCCGCAAACTTTACTATTACAAAACTTCCTCCATATGCGTCGGGAAGCCTATTTATTGAATTAACCCCCACTGATACTAGTAATTTAACACAACGCAAATATGTGTATGATGTTAAAATGACCAGTGGCTCTATCACACCTATAAGCCGTAGAATACTGGAGGGGTATTTAATTGTACGTCCTTCGGCTACGAGATAATACATGAGCAATATCAATATTGGGATACCAAGTTTAACCGTTAGCGTTAAAAAACCAGATAACTATTTGGTAAATATGCAAGCAAGTACTGTCGGGGTGTTAAACGCCGGCACGTACCCTCTTATTGCCGTATCTGCTCAAAGTGCTTCATATGCGCTTGTTGCTCAAAGTTTAATTGGTGGCGCATCTATTACATACACCAATGTTAGTGCATCTAATGATGGATATATTGGTCATAATTTATTTGTTAGTAATAGTTTATCTGCAACATCAATTACCGGATCACTTAGTGGGTCGTTTATCGGAATAATTTCCAATGCAACATCGGCAAGCTATGCAGTAACCGCAAGTTATGTATCGGGTGCAGCAAGTGATTGGAATACATTATCCAATAAACCCTCTGGAATTGTTTCTAGTTCTACCCAACTTCCATCGGGAACGGTATCATCTTCTGGTCAAGTTTCTTATACGGGACTGTCTAATATTCCATCCAGTATAGTTTCTTCTTCAAGTCAATTCACATCATTAACTGCACCGTTTACAGGATCGTTTACTGGGTCCCACACGGGTACATTCCCGTACCCAAGCTTAACCAGTATCCCCAGTGGTATTATTTCAAGTTCAACGCAACTTCCATCTGGTACGATATCTAGTTCTGGTCAAGTATCCTATACTGGCTTAAGTAATATTCCATCGGGAGTAGTTTCTTCATCTGCTCAAGTTACCCCATTACTACCAACGGGTACAATATCTAGCTCTACGCAAGTTGTATCGGCGTTGCCAACAAATACCATTTCATCATCGGCACAATTTACTTTATTAACTGCACCGTTTACAGGATCATTTACTGGTTCACATACTGGTACATTTCCGTATTCCGGATTAACTAGTGTACCAACACTGGTAAGTAGTTCAGGACAAATAAGTTATACGGGATTGACTGGTATTCCCTCTGGGATTGTCTCTAGTTCTACGCAAGTCAAGCCACTACTCCCGACAGGTACTGTATCTTCATCAGGTCAAGTTTCCTATACAGGACTATCAAGTATTCCTGCGGGCATTGTCTCATCATCAACGCAGGTAACTCCATTACTCCCAACGGGTACCGTAAGTAGTAGTACGCAAGTAGTAGCCGCATTACCTGCAAATACAATCTCGTCTTCAACGCAATTTACTTCGCTTACGGCTCCATTTACGGGGTCGTTTACTGGTTCCCACACTGGTACATTCCCGTATTCTGGATTAACTAGTGTACCAACATTAGTGAGTAGTTCCGGACAAATAAGCTATACGGGATTAAGCAGTATTCCATCCGGTATTATTTCTAGTTCCACGCAAGTTACTCCATTATTACCAACCGGTACCGTATCTAGCTCAACACAAGCAACAACATGGACAGTTGCAACGTCCTCATTATCTACTACATCCAGTTTTGCTTTAACTGCATCATATGCAAGTAATGCAACACTTCCAAGTGGATTAATATCTAGTTCAACGCAATTTACCTCGTTAACCGCACCATTCACCGGTTCTTTCACGGGGTCGCATACTGGAACATTCCCGTATAGCGGATTAACGGGAACGCCTACCCTATGGAGTAGTTCGGCTCAATTACCATCTGGTACAGTATCTTCATCTGGTCAGGTTAGTTATATCGGACTCTCAAGTATTCCTGTTGGCATTGTTTCTTCATCTACACAAGTTACACCATTACTACCAACTGGTACAGTATCTAGTTCTGGGCAAGTATCTTATACCGGACTATCAAATATTCCGTCCGGTATATTCAGTAGTTCTGCACAACTACCATCGGGAACAGTTTCCTCATCTGGACAAGTTCAATTATCTGGTCTATCGGGAACCACGTTTGCGGCAACAAACTTTACATTCCCGCAAAATCTTACAGTACAAGGTAACATAACCGCAGTACAACTATATATTCAATCATCATCCGTAATTTATACATCGGGGTCAACAAAGTTTGGTGATACGATGGACGATGTGATGAGTGTCACGGGGTCTATACAAGTCACTGGTTCACAAACATTGGTTGGAAGTGTCACGGCATCAGGATTTAGTGGGTCTGTTAATTACAATTATTTGACGAATGTTCCTACATTAATTTCAAGTAGTGGTCAAGTGAGTTATACTGGATTGAGCAATATTCCATCGGGTATTGTTTCCTCTTCAACACAAGTAACTACTTTACTACCAACAGGTACGGTATCTTCATCGGGTCAGATTAGTTATACAGGACTCTCAAGTATTCCTGTTGGAATCGTTTCATCATCCACTCAATTTACATCACTGACTGCGGCATTCACGGGGTCGTTCTCGGGTTCATTTACTGGAACATTACCATTTACGGGATTAACTAGTGTCCCAACATTAGTATCTAGCTCTGGGCAAGTTTCGTATACCGGATTAACTGGTATTCCTGTTGGTATCGTATCATCGTCTACGCAAGTTACTCCACTACTTCCATCCGGAATAGTAAGTAGTAGTACGCAAATAGTATCAGCATTACCAACAAATACAATATCTTCATCTACGCAGTTTACATCGCTTACAGCACCATTCACGGGATCGTTTACTGGTTCCCACACTGGTACATTCCCGTATTCTGGATTAACTAGTGTACCAACATTAGTGAGTAGTTCTGCTCAATTACCTTCGGGCACGGTATCAGCATCAAGTCAAGTATCCTATACGGGGTTATCTAGTATTCCATCGAACATCGTATCAAGTTCTGCGCAAGTTACCCCATTACTCCCAACCGGAACAGTATCTAGTTCAACACAAGTAGTAGCATCATTACCTGCAAATACAATTTCGTCCTCAACGCAATTTACCTCGTTAACTGCACCGTTTACTGGGTCGTTCACTGGTTCATTTACTGGAACATTACCATATAGCGGATTAACCAGCGTACCGACATTAATCAGTAGTTCTGGTCAAGTTTCATATACTGGACTATCGAATATTCCATCTGGGATTGTTTCTTCGTCTACGCAGGTTACCCCACTGCTACCAGCAGGAACAGTATCTAGTTCTGGTCAAGTTTCTTACACGGGATTGAGTAGTATTCCATCGGGTATTGTATCCAGTTCTACACAATTTACGTCATTAACTGCTCCATTCACGGGATCATTTACTGGGTCATTTGCTGGAGCATTATCATACGCAAATCTAACTAACGTACCATCGGGTATTGTATCAAGTTCTGCTCAAATAACTCCACTGTTACCTGCTGGCACGATTAGTAGTTCTGGTCAAGTCGTATTGGCAAGTATTTCGGGTACCACGTTCTCCTCATCAGCATTTACATTCCCATCGGATGTGACGGTACAAGGAAATATCATTGGTACCGGATTAGTACATGGAATATACTTTACTACTGCAAGTGTAACGGGAATTGTGGGACCAGTATCTAATCAAGTTATCGCAAGTATACCATCTGCAAGTTATGATTTTGCTCACTTTGATTATTCGGTAAAAGATGGTACAAACTATCGTACCGGAACAGTAATGAGCATCTGGAGTACCGCGGGGTCAATAGAATATACCGACAACTCAACAAATGATATTGGAAATACTGCACAAGCAATATGGGCAGTTGGTATAAGTGGAAATACTATACAACTCAAACTCTCGGTCACCTCGGGAACATGGTCAACTAAGACAATAATTCGGGCATTTTAAATAACCCACTATAGTTATATACTAGTAGTCTATCCCTTTGGACAATGAAAAAGGAATAATATGGCAAATGAATTCGTAGCTAGAAAAGGACTGATATCCAGCGGCAGTGTTGTCGTATCTGGGTCTCTTACCGCATCCTTCTTTACGGGGGACGGTTCTCAATTAACAAATGTGATACCCGCAAATGTGGTATCTAGTTCAACCCAAGTTACGGTATTTTTGCCGACTGGTACCGTATCGTCATCCGGCCAGGTTTCCTATACAGGATTAAGTGGAGTTCCATCTGGTATTGTCTCATCCTCTACCCAAGTAAGTACGTTATTACCAACGGGCACGGTATCTAGTTCAACGCAAGTGGTTGCATCACTTCCGACAAATATAGTATCATCGTCAACGCAATTTATATCACTTACCGCTCCATTTACAGGTTCATTCACGGGTTCATTTACCGGAACATTACCGTATTCAGGATTAACAGGAACACCTACTCTTTTGAGTAGTTCTGCACAATTACCATCGGGTACTGTTTCAAGTTCTGGTCAAGTTTCCTATACAGGATTAAGTGGAGTTTCATCGGGTATTATTTCTAGCTCTACTCAATTACCAACGGGAACGGTATCTGCCTCCGCTCAAGTGAGTTATACGGGATTGAGCAGTATTCCATCTGGTATTGTTTCTTCCTCTACGCAAGTTACGCCATTACTCCCAACGGGAACAGTCTCATCATCTACCCAAGCAACGACTTGGACCGTGGCAACGAGTTCGTATTCAATTACCGCATCCTATGCAATGAATGGCGGTGGTGGTGGGGCAGTTCCTGCTGGTACTGTATCATCGTCTGCCCAATTCCAGACCTTAGCCAATCCGTTTACAGGTTCCTTTACGGGATCATTTGTCGGCAACGGCGCTTTATTAACGGGACTAAACGTTGCGGCAGCATTAAATGTTGATGTATACAAGTTCGTAGGTGACGCATCAACCACCGTATTCACTGTATCATCAAGTTATTATCCAACGTCAGTGTTTGTTAGTGTTGACGGAATATCATTAATTAACCCCGAAGACTATTCAATTTCTGGTTCAGGAATTACCTTTGTTAATGCCCCACCTTCGGAATCAAACATTAGTATACGTGCATTCATTAACGCACAATCCAGTGGTACTGGTTCCTTTACGGGATCGTTTAGGGGTGATGGTAGTTTATTAACCGGTGTAACCGCGATTGTTAACGCACCAGCAGGAACGGTATCATCATCAACACAATTTATGTCTCTTACGGCTCCATTTACGGGATCGTTTACTGGGTCTCACACTGGAACATTTCCATATGAAGGTCTAACCAGTATTCCAGCAGGTATCTTTAGTAGTTCCGCACAACTACCAACAGGAACTGTTTCAAGTTCCGGCCAAGTAAATTACAGCGGATTAACAAGTATTCCTTTGGGTATTGTTTCTTCCTCTACACAAGTTACCCCACTACTTCCATCGGGTACTGTATCAAGTTCTGGACAAGTTTCGTATACAGGATTAAGCAACATTCCATCGGGTATTGTATCCAGTTCAACACAAGTAGTAGCAGCATTACCCGCAAATACGATTTCATCGTCAGCACAATTTACCTCACTTACTGCACCGTTCACTGGGTCATTTACTGGGTCATTTAGTGGAACGTTACCATT